TGCCTGTCCTATTTTAATCATATTTTTACTCCTTTCTATCCTAGATTTTTTATAATTTCTTTTTCTCTGTCACTAAGTTCCCAGTAAATTTTTGATTCTGCATTTCCGAATATTTTCTTTGTTTCTGTCCGCTTTGCCTCTCTTAATTCTTTGGCCTTTTTATCTGATATCAGAAAACCTGCTCCATATATCGACTTTTTAAAAGCTCTTTGCATATCTAAAGTTTTTATAAAATGCACTTCATCTTTCTCAAATCTAAACTCAATATCTCGCTTTGCAAATGCTTCTAAGCTACTTGATGTAATTATATTATCCGGATACTTATAAGACGGCAATCCTTTCGGCTTGGATTCTTCCTGTGCTGTAGTTATCGCTTGCTTCAAGCCACTTGCACTTCTTATCCTGCAAGTGTCCAAATTTGTTATGAAGGAAGTGTTAACCCTTGCTCCATTTTCATATACGATTGACGGCGCGCCGTCAATTATGTATGTCGCATCTAAATCACTCAAGAAGAGTGTAAGTCTTGGAGCAAATAAAAAGAACTTTATATTTTTTTCTATGTACCATTTGCAAATTTTTGAAAGTATCGAAAAAGGTGGATTATCTATCACCACACAACCTGCAGGATAGTCATAACCTTCAAAATCTCCTCCCGGATAAAAAGGTCTCACTATCTCTTTGCCCTCAAGGCTGTATTCCTTTACTGCCCAATCTTTTACTGCCTTGTATATCGCAGGCGGAGTGTAGCAGTCATCTGTCGTTTTCTTAGGTTTGAATTTTTCTATAAATTCTTCGTATGTCTTACTTTTTGGCATTACTTTTTACATTTCCTTTTCAAATTAAAAAGAGGGCTTTGCAGCCCTCAAGTCTCAATTATAAATTTTTTAAATCCTTGTAATATGCATTTGAACTTATGCCTAACAGCATACCCAAGAAGGCATCTACAGCGGTAATTGTGCCCACCACCTGCTCACCGTGTGGCAGATTCCATATGCTTGCAAGCGCAAAGTAAAGCGTACCTGCTGCAGGCAGTAAAAACTGCGCTACCCATTTCAAAAAATCATAAGTATTCTTACTAAACTTCATCTTATTACTTCCTTTCTCTTGCTTCTCTGAATTTCTCTCTTATATATGCCGTCTCTTCATCAATATAGTGATTTTTAATATTGTGTTTTTCACAGTGATCATAATATCTGCTCACCGTACACATAATCGTTTCAAATTGCTTTATTGAGAAGATATGGCCAAGCCTCAAATTTTCAGAAAAGTCAATAATCTGATTTCTCATGTCGACTGCACGCTTGTCATTTGTCTCTTCTTCAAAGCGCGTGAGTCTCTCATTTATTTCTTTTACTTCTTCCTTTGTCTGTGAGCTTTTCAAAGCTATCTCATCAAGCTTCTCATAAGTCTCACGATTTAAAATACTACCCATCCATTTCACTATGTGACTAAGCGGATGCAGGGGGATTTTTTTGTTAAATTCTATAAGGATACTCAGCCCCCCGATTATCCACGCCACAAGCGATATAATGTCCTTCACCTGAAGGGCTAAAAACCAATCTTTAAGTAAATTCAAAGCAAATCCCCCTCTTTTTTACTTAGCTACATCATTGGCATTTGACGGAGTCGCAAGCGGCGCATTGTCGTCCGCAAGCTCCGGATGCCCTTTTTCTATAAGTGACTTTTTAACACCTTTTTTGAAAAAGATAAGTACATCTTTGTATCTTGTCTCTCCCTTAATAATTGAAGTTGCAAATATGTCATAAATTGGCTTCATTTCTTTTACTCCTTTCAAAAATAAAAAAAGAATGCATACACATCCTTAATTTTCTTCTTCGTTAATTCCGTTTGGTGGTGCAATAGCCGCTATCATCGTTGCACTTGCAAGTATAGCCGCCCTCATTTCTGCCGTTTCCTCTGACCTTTTATGGTTGAGTTCATCAAGGTGTCTGTTTGTCGCTTCAATCTCTTCTCTAAGCTTCGCAAAGTCGCCCATCGGGGTTGCGTGCGACACGGCCGCATGCTCTTTCTTACTTACGTCTATACTGTCTATGATATGATTGTCTGGTATCTCAAACGTATCAATCTTTATGTTTTTGATGTCAAACTGCTCCGCGGCTATTGATATTACAGTACCATCTGGTTTGTAAAAAACTGTATACCTCATATTTTACCTCTCTTTCTTAAAATCTAAATGATATTGAACTATGTGCATAAATATAAATATTAAGTCTTACCGCGCCAAGGGCTTGATTAGGTCCGTGATGGATTAAGCTTATATTTCCGGCATTATCTCTTGCTATCTCGATTTGTACAGGGGTGTTTCTAATAAAAGTACCGAAAAAGTTACTGTCACTCTTACTAACCGGTATTCTTCCAATTAGATAACAACCATTCCCCTTATCCCTTCTTACAAATCCGTCCCATACGTCTTCTCTGATTGTTTCTACCCCAAAAAACACTGTTTCTGCATTTGCATAAGCATTTCCAAGTGCTATTGATTGATTCCGGTTCATCATACTTATTTCCACATTAGTCGCAACCATGTGGTCGCTGACTTTATCGACAAAATCTCTTGCACCAGTTACTCCATTTATATTTACATTCTTTACCACATTCTGCGGATATAAATTCGGACTAGGCAAGAATACCCAACCAGCGCCTTGTATGTAGTGCCCATTTTTTATACCAACTACAATGCCTCTTCCTCTGCCGGCATAGATATCGTCCCAAGCATGCCCATCGCCATTATTAGCACTTATAACATCGCCAGTGGTGCAAATCCACCTCGGTATAGTACCTGAAAACTTAATACCGTTTTGCGATGAAGCAGTCTGCCCACTTAATATTGAGTCAGCTCCTGCGGTCCCTAGATTTGCCGCATCTATGCAGACGTGCGGATGTCCATCATTTCTATTGTAATAAGCATTTCCATGAGGTAGGTCTATGTAAAATGTAGGATTACTCGGTTCCGTCCAGTAATCAATTCCAAATGCAGCGGATTTATTGATTCTATAGTTGCTGTCCTGAGTGTTAATCATTTTAACTTTACCCGTGATACCAGCCACGGTTAAATTACTGAGCATTCTGTTCGCATCTATACCTGCTACATTTGCCAGCACTGAATATGGTATAGCCACACACGGCTTCCATTGACCATTTTGCAAGTAAAAACCTTGCTCCATTCTGGCCAAGAATTTCGAGTCCCAATGTGCATTTTCAAAACTTACCGTATCTACTATATTCCCACGATTAGTCATTGTGCCCTGCACGGGTTCATCATCGCTGTCAGCCGTCAAGGCCGTGTAACCCTGCAGGACGTGTTCTCTCCTTGCCGTGACGTCATCAGATGTGACTCCACCGACTCCTCCCGACATTAGTATTGCATCAGCCATATCAACCTCCTTTCGCCATCAGCCAAATATCTTGCTGTGGCTTTTTTCTGAAGCACTTTACGAGTATACCGCCGTCATCTGTTTCAATCTTATCTATACAGCTGTAAGCCTTCCATGATGCTTTTATAACTCCGATATCCGTAATATTTGACGGCAAAAAGTGACTTATTATGGGGGTATCTGTCGCTTTCATACCCGACACGGGTATATACAAAGTGTAAGGCGCTGTATTTGAAAAACCTGCAGCACTCACTTTTATTGTCCTTGTCTGCTTAAAAAAAGCGTGTACAAATTTAAGCCCTGCAATCAGTGCGCTTAAGATGCCTTTTATGCTTCTTTTTGCCTCAATCTGATTCAGATCCGATATAGTTACACTCTCCGCCCATGCAGCAGGTAAGTTCACATCAGCTATCGCGCCGTCTGTACTGCTTATCTTGCTATCAGATAATTCCTTCAGCTTTGAGTCAATAATATCCATGCTCGGGTTTATCGCTTCTTCGATATTTGCAAAATCGGATAATTGCGGCTTGTTCAGTTGAAAAAACCTTGTTTTTTGCATTTTTTATTCCTCCTGCCATTTTTTGTCGCCATAAAGACCACCCCACTTTTCTGTAGTAAGCTCTGACCACCTCATAGCCTTAAAGCGCTCCCACCTGTTAAATAGTGCGTATACATTCACAATCATGTTTGCAGGTGCTCTCTTTCTTATCAAGTCGGCCACCACATCAATCATGGGTATTGATACAAGCTTTACACCGCAATCAATCAAATATTTCGAGTTATCAACTTTTAATTTGTAGTTATCCGCACCGCACACAACCTTTAAAACTTCATCAAGCTTATTGATTGTGTACGGTAAATCGGACACATGATAACCCCTTATGCGGTTGACTCTATCCTCTAAGCTGTCAGCCGGATTTACTACTATATGTAGCAGCTCTTCCCATTGCGCGCACTCACTCTCGTCCATCGTGGCCAAAATCCTGTTAAGCTCTTCTCTTTGCAAAGATGCCCACGCAAGCCTTAAGTATTTGTCATAAGTCTTTGCAATCTTTT